GTGCTGTTGGTACCACTTGTCTCTATAGTGTCCGATATCGCTAGTTCTTAAATTCTTGTGAAAAAATTTTATACTGCTGAGTAGCGTATGCGGGGAATTTTGAAGGCACTTCCAGAATTCCCAAACAAAGTATTGATTCGAGAAAAGCGTAATATCATAGCCGTTCAAATAAAGATCAAACTCTATTGTTCCTGCGCTTAACGCAAAAGCGTTAATCTTGTCTTCGACTGATAGTTTTTCTTTTAAGAAATTTGCGCTGACAAAATTATACGGGCACTTGAGGGGAGTCTTCATCGCCTTCGTTGACCTCGGGTGGTGCTTCTGTCTTTTTATTATGCTCAGAAACCTCATACTCAATATATGAGCCCACTATTCCTGTCACATCGCTGAGAATAAGATCAAGGGATGTTAGTTTCTTTCTGGTTTCATTCAACTCTCTGAGCACATGTGATGATAAAATATTTTTTTCTTTCGCCGTTGGCAACTTAATCTCCTTAAAAAGATTTTTAGCATTTGCATAAATTCTATCTACCTCTCTCGGCAAGTCCTCCAAGTCGATCGAATATTGAATATTTACTCTTTTCATTTTTAACCTCTTAGTAATTGTTTGTTCTGATTTAAAGATTTTTCTATAATATCGGGGGCGCCCACGACAACTATTTCAGTGCCGGTGTGCCCGCGATTGATAGTCAATTTGGTAAACTTGTGGCTATCACTCAAATTTTCTGGGAGAGCCCCCTGTTCGCGTAGTTGTTGCATTCTTGCTTCTTCCCTTATCATGATAACATGTTCCGGGTTTATAAACACCTCTCTGAGTGTGTATGCTTGCTGCTTACTAGTGAGTGTGTTGCTTTGGCAAACTTCCGTAAGTCTTACTAGCATCTTTGCTCCATTGGATATACCTTTCTGCGTTCTACGACCGCTTCTCTCCCTTGTGCATAAATTGTATATGTGCCGGCTTGGAAAGGGGAGCCCACTGGTGTCTCTTTGAGAAAAACTCCTACTATCGGTTTCTCCGTTTTGTCAATAAATATGTTATTCTTATCAAGCAGTGTTACTGCCTGTGGAATATAAACTAAATCTCCATGTTTCATTTTTGTTCCTCCGTTTGTATGATGCCGTAATTCGTCGTGATCAGAGTACCGGCACAACTTGAGGCATTTTGTAATGCGGTTTTGGTAACCTTAACCGGGTCTATGATACCACTTTCTATCATGCCCGTCAAGCGATCATTTCTGAAGTCCCAGCCATAGCCCGGTTTTGAGCCTAAAACTCTCTCAATAACAATATCGGGAGAGAGGCCTGCATTTAGGGCCATCTGCGCGATGGGGGCCTGACAAGCCTTGGCGACTATGGTAACTCCATAAGCCTGATCACCATGGGGGTTGGAAGCACAAACTGCAAGATTTTGGGAGGCCATAAGCAGTGCGGCGCCACCACCCACAACGATTCCCTCATCCTGTGCAGAACGCACAGCTTCCAGTGCGTCTTCGACTCTGTGTTTTTTCTCTATCATTTCAACTTGTGTGGCGCCACCTACTCTAATTACCGCAACCCCAGAAACAAGTCTCACAATTCTGGCTTGTAGTGCTTCTGCTAAGTGCATGTCATCGCAACTCTTTATATCGCTTTTAAGGGATTCTATTCTTTTTTCGATTTCTTCAAAGTTCGCATTTCCTCCCACAAATGTGGTGGAATATTTATTGCCTTCGACACTTTTAGCAGACCCAAGATGTTTAAGCTGGATGTCTGCTAACTTTAACGCGGATTTTCGCGTGATAAAGGTTGCACCAACTGATGCAGCCAAATCATTCATCGTATTTCTTCGTTCGTTTCCATAATAGGGTGCTTTAATCGCTGCTACTTTTAGGGTGCCCCTCATCGCATTCATGATCAGGGCTGCTAGCGCCTGACCCTCGACTTCTTCAGCAATAATAATGAGTGGCCGGCCTTCTCTCGCGATCATTTCAAGAATAGGGAGAATGGGCTCGACTGCATCGATTTTATAATCAGTGACCAAGATCAAAGGTTCATCATGATACATTACCGATCTTCTTTCATCAGTAATAAACGCTGTGGCCGCTACGCCGGATGCTACCTTGAAGCCTTCTTCGATGTCAATCGAGGTTTCTAGCGAGCGCGATTCTTCAATAGTGATAGAGCCATCTTGCCCCACCTTGTCTATTGCCAAAGAAACCAAATCGCCAATAGCGGAATCGTTGTTGGCCGAAATGGTTGCAATGTGTTTAATATCTTCTATGCTGGTAACGGGTACAGACATCTCTGTGAGATTTTTACAAATCTCTTTAACTGTCCCCATTATTCCTCGCTGCAGTTCAACCGGGGCTGCGCCGGCGGCTATATGTTTTTGAGATTCTTGTAGAATTGCTCTCGCCAAAATCGTAGATGTGGTTGTACCGTCGCCGGCTGATTCGTTAGTTTCAACGGCAGCTTGTCGTGCTACTTGAACGGCAGCGTTTTCAATAGGATCTTCGAGCGCAACAAAGTGTGCAACTGTTACTCCATCCTTTGTGACGAAGGGGGCTTTTCCCTTCTCTTGCAACAGGACATTCCTGCCGCGTGGACCTAATGTAGAGCCCACATTGTCGGCCAAAATATTGACCCCGTTCATAATTTTTTGTTGTAATGATTGGTTATTGTCGTATTCGCGACTCATTTACACCTCTATGTTACCTTTATTATAATCATTTTTGTAATAAATGTCAAGTATTATTTACTCAGTATCCGGATCTTTTTCACCGGGCTGTTCCTCTTTCGCTAATGTGGCAACAATGGCCTTACCATCTGTTTGGGCCTGCTTGTTTGCGTTCATCGCGGTAGAGCGGCGATCTGCGCTAAAGTATTTGCCAATATTTTTGGTAAACTCTTCTGTCGTCTTCAAAAGTGTCATGAGGCTTTCGCCAATTATCTCGATATAGATATCGGTGCACTCTTTGATGTTCTCGTTGGATAAATTGATCTCGCCGTAATAATCGACATTGGCGATGTTAGTAATCTTCTCGGTTGCCGCGGCACTAATCTTCCACTGCTTGCCGCCGGTGCCACCCCTGGCTTCCATAAGCTGGCGCTCTTGTTCCATCATAAGCTTCTCTCTTTCGTGGAATTCTCCAAAATAAGACTCTGCGATTTGTTCGGGCTCTTCGGGCTGACCCTCAGCATAGCCAGCGTTGTAGGTTTTTCGTGCTTTGTTTAGTGTGCTCTTCTGTTCAGGCTCTTTCAGTTCGGGTCTTGTTGCGAGCCAGCTTTCAAAATCAGGCTCTTTGCCGGCTTCAGCATCAGCCTTGCCTTGGGCCCGGGCATCGAATCTCTCTGCTCTTGACTTTTCTTTCTTATAATCTGCTTGTCTTACAGCAGGATCTTTGGGCTTGCTGGCTGCAGGATCAAAAGTGCCTTGATCGTCTACATTCTTTTTAAACATTCCCAAGGTGTCGTTATAACCCGTCGACGGGTCCAAAAGATATTTTCGCATCGCGATTATTTGATCCGGGGTACCCTTCCAAGATTGAGCGAGAGCTTTAATGTTCTCGGCTTGATTACCAAGGAGATCTTGATTGCCGGTAACTAACATAATATCCACAAAGTTTTGACGACTGATCACGAATTCAAACAGCATCAGCTTATTAACATTGTCGCCTTCCTTGTTTTTACGCCCAATTAAGTATTTGATTCCATTTTCGCCGGCGCCGCCGCGAATAAACAAGTAATCAACGAGGTTGGTGAAGCTACCGTGAATGTCTGTCTTAGGACTCAGCAGCTTAAGGCTGACAGGAGCACCATCGCCCGTAACAAAGTCTTCGATAGGCAGAGTTCCACCGACACGACCAGAAATCTGCTTACCGCCCGTGACAGCAGCCATAAAGCCTTCAAAAACAAAACCCGCAGATGACTCGCTGTAGTCGTTAAGGCACGCTTGGAGCGCTTCGAGAATCATCATCATGTTTAAAATGGTGTTAAATCTTTTTCCGGTTCCCTTTCGCTTTGCGCGAGCGGGATCTGCGAAGCTGTTAACATGGTCAATTCGGGCTTTAATACTATCTTGTCTGGTGATAGAGGCGAAGATTCTGTCGACATCTTTCCTTGATTGGCTGCTGGGATCTCCCCAAGCTTCGTTTGGAGTTAACCTGGGCATCGACAGTCGGACGCTAAAGCCCTCTTGTGCCTCAGCTTCTTCGATTACGGTGGCGCCATAAAGCACTTCGCTGACAGACGCTATCATTTGTTCTAGTTCGGTAAGCGGTGAAATTGTTTCATCTTTTTCCCTCACTTCAATAAACATATCTTTCATAAAATTTGACATTCTCTTTCCTCTAAATAATTATGTCGGCGATTCCCAATTCGACTGCTTCTTCCGCAGATAAATAAACATTTACCTTGCGCTCCAAAAGGCCTTTAAGTTTTTTCTTAGTCATGGAAGTTTCTGCGACAATGGCTTCAATGTAATCTTTCTGGATCTGCTGGATTGCCTCCATCTCGTTCGCAAGGTTGGGAAGTGAGCCATGGCCGCCACCCACAACTGAGTGTATCATTACTCTGCAATACTTGCCGATCTTTCTTTTGCCCTTGGTACCGGCGGCTAAAAGCAATACGCCGGCGGACATAACCTTACCCATCCCGACAGTGTGAATCTCAGTAGTTTCTCTTACTTGTCGCATCACATCATAGAGCGCAAACATATCGTCGGCGGCGCCTCCATATGTGCATACATAAAATCCGATGGGCTTTTGTTCGTTGCGCACCTTGTTGAGTTCATCTAAATATAACAGCGCATGAACAAGCTCTGCAACTTTCTCGTCTACTACCTCAGTAAAAAGACCAAGCAATCGCATGTCTGGCTCGCGTGGCGTGGCGCCGAGCAATTCTTGAAGTATTTGTTCTTGCTCTTCAGCAGAAATTATAGTAGGCCCCTTGGTATCTTGCGTGGCAGGGGAAAGACTCTCTATTAGTTTTTTTATTTTATCAATCACTATCGTGTTTCCAAAAATTAAATGCCTCTTCTTTTTTATCTCTGAGGAAGCGGAGCGACGAGTCCCAATCATCAAATTTTAAGCTTTCTCTGTAAAACTCTGGGTGTACATTAATTAGGTAATTTATTGAATTATTCTTTAAAATAGCTATTTCTGCGTCTACCTTTTTATCAATTTCGTTGCAAACTGGGCTCATTTCTTTCGCGCTTCGCCGGAGGCCGCTTACAAAAGACTTAGTATAAAGGAGGCTTTCAAGAATTTTAACCATCGAAGACAAATATATCACTTGTGAATAAAGCAAAAGCGATAGACTTATTCTGCTAGCACGAAAAAAATAAAAGGTCTTACAGGTTACATAGCCAAATATAAAGACCAAAGCGTACAGCCACCATGTGCTCATAGCATCCTCCAAAAAAATAACCACTGCGTACAGTGGTTATTATATCATCTTGTAGTGACTTTGTCAATTACTTAGATGTGATTCTTTGCATGATTTTCTCAGCCAACTGATCAACCATGTTTTCTTTATTTTCTTTCTGTTGAAGGCGCGCAGCAACACGGCGTGCGACTTCGTTGACAACATCTTCCTCGGAATTTTCGTAGCGCATACCGGGAGGCTCTTCATCCATGGGCTCTTCTTCTGGCGCCATGTCCATTGCCATGTCATCTTCGCCACCTTCAAGGTCAGCGTCCATTTCAGGCTCTTCTTCATCGGAGTCAACAGTAACTTCGTCACCTAGGACATCTTCAAGCGCGCCTTCGAGAGCAGACAAGAAGTCATCGACGGAAACCATTTGGCCTTCGCCGCCTTCGGCACCCAAATCGCCTTCGACATCTTCTAGTTCGTCGCCGGCATCATCCATATCCATTTCAGCATCACCCATATCCAATTCAGCATCACCCATAGCCATGGGGTCCTCTTCTTCTTCGGGGGGCAATTCTTCTTCGATGCCGTACATTTCGCTCAGTTTGACATCACCTACCGGTCCGATGTTTGCAAGTTTAAGAAACTGACGAACCTCAGCCTCAGTAAGTAAAGTTTTGCGGGACATTAAATTTCTCCTTTTCATTAATGAAATTCTAGAGTAAATAGTGCCTTACAAACGATTATCCCAAATCTTTGAAAGAAAATAAATCTGTATTTTTAATTTTCTTTAAGGCGGCACTCTCTATTTGTTTAACTCTTGCGAATGATATCCGCAGCCTATCTCCAACTTCTCTAAGGGTCATGCGACCATTTTTGTGGACTGATATTAAGCTACAGTTGTATTCATTCTTATAGTCTATAAAATATTTACACTCGGTTTTGAGGCATTTTCTTTTCTTTTTTAAGCATGTTCGGCTGCATAGTAATAATCCATCGCCTCTCATAAGTCTGGAAACTCCTCGGAAATAAGATCAAAGATGCCCTCCACCTGATCATTTGACAACCCCAGATCTTGGGTAATGTCGTGACCCTTTTTTCGCAGCTTGGCGTTTCTTTGTTTCTTTTGCTTTGACAAATCGCCCGAATTTACAATGTAACTTCTTATTCCTTCGTCATCTGATAAATATCCGGTGATCAGGGTTCTAAAAAATTTTGCTTGCGTCATACCATCATTCTTCAATTTCAATATTAGCTGAGTATGCCTGTGATCTGTGTCTGTGAAAATTATTCTTTTACTATTTTTACCATAATCAATGTTGTTGGACATAATTCACCATACTCTGTTGAGAATGTGGGTCCTACTTTCTCCCAATCCGGCGCTGGTCTGAATCACGAAATGTGCTTTTGACTGCAATTCTGAAATATTCCTGGCGCCGCTATAAGAAAGGCCTGAGCGCATACCTCTTGCGATATCTTCTAGAAGCTTATTTACGCTCCCTCTGTATGGCACACGCGCCGAGACGCCTTCGTGCGATGAATATCTCCCTCTCCAATTAAGTTGGGCTTCTTTGGAGGCCATGCCTCGATACATCTTCCACCTGCTGCCATCTCTTTCTTCGATAACCTTGCCCGGTGTTTCATCAGTGCCGGAAAACACGGAACCACACATCACAGCATCGGCGCCGGCGGCCAGGGCCTTCACCATATCGCCGGAATTTTTGAGGCCGCCGTCAGCGATAATCGCTACATCGCGATCGGTCTTGGCACACTCAAATATAGTCTGGAGCCCGGGCATGCCATGACC